ATCCTACCGAAAAACAGGTCTCATTTGTTGAGCCGTATATCGCTCTTTCGTCGCCTAAAGATAGCATCGTGCTTGATCTTTTTGGGGGAAGCGGAACGACGATGATCGCTTGCGAGAAACAAGGGCGCCGCTGCTACATGGCCGAAATCGATCCCGCTTACTGCGATGTCATCGTAAGTCGCTGGGAAGAATTCACCGGAAAGAAGGCTAAGCGTCTTTAAATGGGTAGCGCTCGCGGTCCTCGCAAAATGAACCCGAATTCGCTGAAGAACCTCAAGCCGGCGGAGCCAGGGAACTGTCGTAATCCCTATGGTCCGGCGGGAAAGGGCCAGAACGCCGTAGGTAAGATTGTTCAGTTGACGAATCAGCATGTGGTTGAGGTTGGCACCTTGGTGCTCGAGCATAATCTCGCTGAGCTCAAAGCGATTGCTGAGGATTCTTTTGGTGAGGACCGTAAAGGCAACCCGGCCAGTAAACACAGTGCGCTTAAGCTTTGGATGGCCCAAGTGGCTCTGCGCGGAATCACTAAAGGAGATTACTATGCGCTTGATGTCTTTCTTACCCGTGTGGTGGGGAAAGTGGCGAATCGCATTGGGATGGAAAGGCCCGACGATCCCGGAAACGCCGTCGTGGCGTCCCCCTCAACACCTCCCCTGTCGGTGCTCACTGGATCCGGAATTGGAGTGCAAGGTCTCAGCCCCGAAGAACGACGCGCCGAGATCGCCCGCTTCCAAGCGCTCCTTGGCGAAATTAGACCCGAGCCGAAGGGTGAGAGTATCCCGGTCGGGCAGTCTCACGAGTCTACGAATCGTCGGCCCGATATTGAAATCAAAGCCGAGCCCGTGGCCAAAGAAGATCCAGGGAGCCGCACCGAAGACAAAGTCGTTACGGCCGCAACCTACGTTGAAAAAGCTCCAAATCACGCAGCTCGTCCGAAAGAAGAGCCCGAAAGTGAGCCAGGCGATATTGTCGCACAAGCCGCGATCGACGAAGACTTAAGTGGCTTTGATGATACTCCCCAAGCGGTGATTAAGGGCAGCTCGGATGCTGAGTGAGCGAGATGAAGTTCGCTATCACGAATACCTAAGACAAGAGGTTATTGAAAGTGCTCGAACAGATTTGCTCTCCTTCACGCTCTTCACTAAGCCCGACTACCGGGTTAATTGGCATCACAGAAGGCTTGCTGCGAAGCTTAATGCATTCGTGCGTGGCGATATCCGTTTTCTCATGGTGTTCATGCCCCCGAGACACGGCAAATCGGAACTCGTTTCGCGCCGGCTACCGGCCTTCATACACGGGCTTTATCCCGATGCTGAAATTTTTGCCGCTTCTTACCTGGAGAGCTTGGCCAGTGAAATGACGGTGGCTACGCAGGAGATTATGGACTCTCCTGCGTATAAAGTTCTTTTTCCGAATACTCGTCTCTATCCGCCGAATTCACCTTACTATAAAGGCAAACGCAACTCTGAAGAACACCACATCGTCGGTAGGCGTGGGAAGTACCGCGGGCAAGGCGTTGGTGGCTCATTCACCGGCAAGGGAATGAACTTCGGCCTGATCGACGACCCGATTAAGGGTCGTGAGATCGCAGACTCCCTTGCGTTCAGAGAGCGGCTAAAAGAATTCTTCGATAACGATTTTAAGTCTCGTATGGAGACTGACCTCAACACGGGGAGGCCTGGTCAGATTCTGATCACGCTCACTCGTTGGCATGAAGACGATCTTGCTGGACGCCTGATTGAAGAGCAACAGAAGGATCCCGAGAACGCAATTAAGTGGGACATCGTGAGCTATCCCGCGATTCGCGTCGATAACGACGACAAGTCCGATCCTCGCGAGATGGGCCAGGCTCTTTGGCCAGTGAAGTACAGCGTTGAGGAGTTAGCTAAGTTCAGAACGGATAAACGCGCCTGGGGTTCACTCTACCAGCAAGATCCTCGGCCCGTCGGTGGTGCTCAGTTTAAAGAGGTCATGTTTCGCACGGGCCCAATGCCTTCAAAATTTGATTGGACTTTTATCACTGCGGATACCGCTTTTAAAGACAAGCAACAGAATGACTTCAGTGTATTTTCCTACTGGGGAGTGGTGGCGAAGGAGCTGTTTTGGATCGACATTTGGCGTGAGCAAATCATGGCTGCGGATCTTGAGATCCCGGCCGCGACGTTCATCAAGCGGAACTCAGGCTACGGTTTCCGCGGTGCCTATATCGAACCGAAGGGACATGGGATATATTTGAATCAGATGCTCCCACGGAAACCCCACGGATGTCTCATTCCGCCCATGGAGCGCGTTGAAGAATTTTTCTCCGATCGCAAGATGGATAAGGTCGAACGAGCGAATAACGCGATTCCTTGGCTAGTAGGCCGCTTCGTCACCATCAATGAACAGATTCCGGCAATTACTCGGGATGTGATGGAGAAAGAAATTTTCGGATTCCCGCGAGCGACCCACGACGATACAGTGGACACGCTGGTCGATGCGATTAAGCGCGTGCACGGCGTACGCGGAAACCTTTGCGATTACTCCTAGGAGACTCGATGGCTAAGCCCAAAGAAACGATGCTGCGTTCTGGCGATAACGTGATTAAGAACACCGAGAGCCCAGACAATACGGCCATGCGGCTCTTAAATTCTTCACTGCAAGACGCAGTGTTGGGATTCAACCCCGGTGGCCCAGGTACTCAGTTAAGTCAGGTCGATACGATTTTCGTCAACATGCGCTGGTACTTGATTTCTAATATGCGCCAGCCTCTCAATGAGGCGTATTGCGAGATCGGCGTAGTTAAGACGGTTGTCGACGTCCCAGTCGAAGACGCATACCGCGGTGGTTTCAACTACCACTCGAAGCAGCTCTCGCCCGACAACTTGAAAGAACTCCATTCGGTCATGACCGAGGAGGATGATCTTTCTAAGATGGCCTACGTCGATAAGTGGGACCGCTTGTTCGGAGGAGCCGGCTTAGTGTGTGTAACGGGCCATGACCCGGAACGACCGTTTAAGATCGAAGAGATCAAAGAAGGCGATCGCGTCGATTTCCGCGATGCGGACATGTGGGAGCTTTTTTGGGATAGGCAGAACATCGACGGAGACGGCGAACCCTTTGATACGCCGGCAACGAAGTACTTTCGTTTCTATGGACATAACATCCATCGATCGCGTGTGATGATCAGAAAGGGCATTCGTGCACCGTCATTCATTAGGCCTCGGCTGCGCGGCTGGGGTCTTTCTGTGGTTGAGATTCTCGTTAGGTCGATTAACCAGTACCTCAAAGCTAACGATCTTACGTTCGAGGTGCTTGATGAGTTTAAGGTCGATATCTACAAGATTAAGAATTTGGTGGAAACTCTTGCCTCGGCCGAAGGCGTAGCCTCAGTCCAAAACCGCATTCGCATCGGTAATCTGCAAAAGAATTATCAAAACGCGGTGGTGATTGACGCTGATGATGACCTTACACAAAAGCAGATCTCGTTTGCGGGTTTGTCCGACGTTCAGATCGGTATTCGCATGCAAATTGCGTCTGACCTCCGCATGCCGCTCACCAAGGTGTTCGGGACATCGGCTCAGGGGTTCTCTAGCGGAGAAGACGACATCGAGAATTACAATGCGATGGTCGAGAGTTCCGTGCGAACACCTGCTCACCGCCATCTCATCCAACTGGGCAAGATCCGCTGCCAGCAGATTTTTGGTTTTGCTCCGGACGATCTTGAAGGAGAGTTTCTCCCTCTTCGCATCTTAGGTGCTGAACAGCAGGAGAACGTGAAGAACGCGCAGTTTCAGCGCATTCACACTTCGTGGGCTGCGGGCGGCATGAGCCAACAGGAGTACAAAGATGGGTGCAACAAAGCGAAGCTCTTCCCGATCCAAATCGACGCCAAAGCGGACACGCTTGCTGAAAAACTTGAGCAGGAAACTGAAATGGCTACGCAGGTCGCGGGAGGAGCAAAAGGTGAAGCCTCGGGCAAGGACAAAGGCTTCCGTGGTGCCTATATCGAACCGAAGAAGCCCGCGAAAGGCACTAAGGTAGCGAAACCCGCTAAGACTTAAAGTTCAACGAAAGGACGAACAGATGAATGACGGACAGGTTTATTGGCAGCCGGGCATGACGTTAGATGCGGTTGAGAAACTCGTGATTGTGGCTTGTCTCCGCTACACTAATGGGGACAAGGTGCGTACTGCGGGGATGTTGGGAGTTACTCCCCCTACGATCCGGAGTAAAATCCAGATCCATCAGATCGATGTCGAGGTTGTGATCGGGAAGAAGCGAGCGGACGACGCACCGACTGGCTCCGTGGGCCACGGGCATGTCTATCCACGACCGGACGGGGCGAAAGCTCGATGCGGCGGTCCGGCCTTCTGTCATCAGTGCACGCAGGATAAATTCCGAAAGGAAATGGAGGATCGCAAGAATGCGGGACAGACGCAACATCAAGCAGAAGATGTATGACTTCACCGAAGGGCTGATGATCGCAGCCGTAGTCGTAGCGGCGAGTTGTGTGTCGGCGTACTTACTCCAAGAGATTTTTGACTTCATGAAAGGTCAAATGCAATGAAGGGCAAGACGACGGGTGCGATGCGCACTCTTTCAATTGACAATCCAGCGAAGACGCTCAAAACCGTGAGTATCACGTTCACGGAGTGTCCGGGGCCTGACGGTAATACCGCTTTTCGGGTGCATTTAACTGGCGATACTTACCGCATTGGGAAGACGGATAAGCGAGATCTCTCGCCAGCGGAATGGTGGGGGCTTCAGTGCTATGACATGGTCAAGGGCGTAATCCAACGCGCGGGCGAGCAGCAAGCGCTGAATGTCGCTTCGGTGCGTGAGGAAACAGCAGAGGAAGCGAAAGCCCCGTGAGTGTTCACGTCCTTCCACCGATTAGAGAGCGGCTAGGAGACTACGAGGAGCTCGAGCGCTTTCTTACACACTTCTTTCGTGACGATATCTATTGGCCGCTCATTGAAGAAGTAGGGGCTCCTGAGGATATTCTGCAGAACGCGCTCTTAGGACGGTATATTCTTTCGCGCTTTACAAAGCGGGAGAGCGACCAAAAGGCTCTCATTGACGCGGTAGAGTCTGGACGACTTCGTTATTATCGCGGACACTTTACTGGAAACCTGAGCGCTAAACTCTCTCGAGCACTCAGGCGAATCGGTGCCGAGTGGGATTCTGGTACAGGGACGTACCGAATCCCGCAATCCGATCTCTCGATGGACTTAAAGCAAGCCATTGCTTCGAGCGAAGGGAAGCTACTTCGCACCATAGACCGGATTTCAGAGAGCCTGAACCAAGTGAATCCGGCTGCACTCACTGCCCGGATTGATCTCGAGCCCTTCTTCAATAAAGCGATCTTTCGTGCGGGACGCGACATTAAGCTATCGCTAGAGGGAATCTCAGTTCAGCCAGAACTCTCGCGCGAGGCTCGCTCTCGCATCGCAAGGGAGTATTCTAAGTCGTTAGAGCTCCCCATTCAAGAGTTCATCGCCAAAGAGACGCAAGCGCTTCGGGCGCGCTTAATGGAGCGCGCTGCTAAGGGCCTTCGGTACGAGGGCTTGGTGAAAGAGATCGAGTCGAGCTACGGAGTCTCTCAACGAAAAGCAAAATTTTTAGCGCGCCAAGAGACCTCGCTCCTCATGACCAAGTTCAGACAAGTACGCTACCAAGAAGCCGGAAGCGATGAATATATTTGGACTTGTGTATCTGGATCGTCCGCGCATCCTGTTCGCCATTACCATCGTTTGAACGATGGAAAAATTTTTCGCTGGGACACCGGTGCGATCGTGAACGCTCGAGGTGATCGCAAGAACCCCGGGCAAGACTACAATTGTAGATGCACGGCGCGACCGATTGTGAGATTCTAGTCGTGTGCCGAATCTCGAAAAAGGCAAGTACATCACACGATGCGG